GTGGCAGGTTTGTTGCGGGTGGTCTTGGGATCGGGAGTTTTGATCCAACGCATCACGCTGGCGACCCCTACACCAAAACGCTTGGCCACTTGCGCCATTGAGAGGTTCTCCTTCTCACGAACGGATAATACTTTACGGCGAAATAATATCGGATAGGTCATCTGTAAATTATAATCAATTTATAGGGGACATGCTATACCACGCTTGGTGAAACGTGGGAAGACAAAGCATCCAAACTCGACGCGCACAGCATGCTGAAGTGCCTGGAGAATATTCCTCAGCGTTCGATTACCAGAGGTTGCCTGGCCCTGACGGTAGGCATCGATACTCAGGATAAATGGCTGGCTGTGAAGCTGCTCGGCTGGGGAGCCGATAACCTGTGGATTATCGAATGGCACACGATTGAGGGTGATACCACAAGGCCCGAAGAATGGGATAAATTAGAGGAATACCTCAATACCCCCTTGATCAATTCATGCGGTAACGCCATCCGCATCGAAGCAGCTGCGATCGATACCCGTGGCCACAGAGGTGAACAGGTCAAGAAATTCATTGCGCGCAAAACATTGAAGGTGCCTGTCTATGCTGTACAAGGCTCGACCACCAGACTAGGCAGAGCGATTGCTACCACCGCATCCCATCCTGAAAAAACGCACAGAGGCAAGGTCGTCAAGACTGGCTATTCTTTATGGAACGTTGGTACCGAGTATTGCAAGGATTTTATTTACGGTACCTTGGCCAGTGATGAAAAGCTCCCTACCCATAAGCGGGTAATCCATTTTCCTGAAGGCCTGACTGAAGATTATTTCGATGGTCTGCTATCGGAAATACTCGATCCTGAAACAAATCGATATATCAAAAGAAAAGGCGCTAAGCACCAACGCAATGAACCGCTGGACACGCTGGTTTATGCCTGGGCAATTGGTCACCACAACCGGGTAAGGATAGGCATGACATCACGCGGGGAATTCGATCCTGGCTACTGGACTAGGAGAGAAGCCATCCTGGAAAACCCATCGCTTTTTACGTTTGAGCATCAAGACACCGATAAGGTAGAGGTCATACCCAAACCAATACCAGAGTCGGGAGGTATCTCACTCAATGGCTGGAGGCGTGGATGATCGAGGAAAAAGATATCGTCGAGGATATTTTCTCTCAAATCAGAGAGATTATGGGCAACCAGTTCCATGGCGAAATATTCCTCAAACTTACTCAGATTGAAGCGAGAGTTCGTCAAAAGTGGGGCGGGACTGAGCCGTATGTACCTAAAAGCAGGGAAAAGAAGAGGGCTAAAGCTGCAAATGATTTAAAAAATGGGATGTCGCCAAAAGACGTTATGAAAACGACAGGCATCAGCAGGAGCGAAGTTTACAAGTTATTAAATCGCAACAATTGGAGCAGTCATGGCAGGAATAACACTTGAGCAGGCAGAGGCGCGGCTTGCAACATATTTAGAAGCTGAGGCAAAGGTATTATCTGGACAATCCTATGAGATTGACGGAAGAGCATTAAAGAGAGCGAACCTTGCTGAAATCCAGGCTGGAATCAATATCTGGAATCAGCGAGTAAAGGACTTGTCCGCGAAAGCAAGCGGCAGAAGCAGATCAGCAAACGTGAGTCCAGGATGGTGATGAAATGAAAAATCTTCCTAAGATGAATTTTTTAGATCGAGCAATCGCGGTCATTGCTCCCGGCACCGCTCTAAACAGGATAAGAAATCGAACAGCTTTGGCGCTTTCCGGATCCTATACTGGAGGATCGAGAAGCAGGGCGTCGATGAGAAACTGGAATCCATACTCAGGCGACGCAAACAGCGACATTATTTATGACCTGGAAATATTGAGAGCGAGATCAAGAGACCTTGCGCGCAATGCTCCTATTGGTGGGGCTGCTATTAACTCGGTCGTCACTAATGTAATTGGCACCGGGCTATCGATGCAGTCAAATCCAGACACTAAATTTCTTGGAATGACTGATGAGCAGGCTAACGAATTTAAGCGAGAGGTTGAGGCGGAATGGTCTATCTGGTGCAATAGCACTGAGTGCGACGTTTCGCGCAACATGAATTTCTATGGATTGCAGGGGCTGGCTTTACGATCCATGCTGGAGTCAGGTGACGTGCTTGCATTAACTCCTGCGATCGCCAAGAAAAGCAATCCCTACAGACTGGCTATCCAGTTAATAGAATCGGACAGGATCAGCAATAAGGGCTATGCAGCAGATACCGATACTAAATTTGCTGGCGTTACTTTGGACAGTAACGGTGCGGCTATTAAATACGACATAGCAAAAAAACATCCCGGATCTTTGTTAAGAAGGGGAAATGAATGGATTGAGGTGGACGCATTTGGACAGGATGGGCGAATAAATGTAATACATCTTTTCGACAAAACTAGACCGGGTCAAGTGCGCGGCGTTCCATTCCTTGCTCCAGTGATCGAGCAGCTCAAACAATTGTCCAGATACACCGAGGCTGAGTTGCAGGCGGCAGTAGTGTCTGCGGCGCTTGCTATCTTCGTTAAGATGGATACGGACGCTTTTGAGAGTTTGTTTCAAGAGGATGCAAAACAGAGCTACATTAAAAACGCTGCTGGATGGGACGGTTTTCTCAATTTCACCATGGATGATTCAGGCAAGGTGATTAACCTGTTGCCCGGTGAAGACGTTTTATCTCCTGATTTGGGCAGGCCGAATGCAAACTTTGATCCTTTCTTTTTGGCAATGCTGAAGCAAATAGGGCCGGTGTTAGAGATTCCGTTTGAGGTTTTAACCAAACATTTCTCAGCCAGCTACTCAGCAAGCAGGGCTGCACTACTGGATTTCTGGCGGATAGTCAGGAGACGTCGCGATTTTATGGCAACATACTTTTGCGAGCCGATCAAAGAGCTGTGGTTCGAGGAGGCGGTATCATCAGGAAGAATCGCAGCTCCCGGCTTCTTTGCAGATATAAGAATCAGGCAGGCATATACTAGGGTCACGTGGGTAGGAGATGGTCCGGGCAGCATTGATCCATTGAAAGAAGTAAGCGCAGCTGAGAAGCGTATTGCAGTCGGCATCAGTACCAGGGAAAAGGAAACGGCCGCTTATGATGGTGGCGATTATGAATCCAACATCGAGCAGCTTGGCAAAGAGAAAAAGCTGATGGAAGCAGCTGGATTATCTACGGAATCCAAGCCATTGGACACGGGATCGCTTGTCATCTCACCCGAGCAAACCTGAATATCATAAAAAGTCTCGTTTTCCCCTAAAAACGAGACAATCATATCTATAAAGTATAAGCCAGTTTATAAGGCTGGCTTATGCAAATCACTGATGTTCTGACTAGCCCTTGGGCTATCGTCCCCGAAAAATTACTTGAAATACATGCCATCTATGATGCTCGCGTAAAAGGTGAGCGCATAGACCTTGCTGCCGTGGAAGCCCGCATAGGGAAACCGTTAGCTAACGAGAACCAGGGCTATCAAATCAATAATGGCGTGGCAGTCATCCCCATTCACGGCGTGATCGCCAAGAAAATGAATATGTTCGATGCCATATCCGGCGGTGTTTCTACTCAGTTAGTAGCGCGGGATATTCGGGCAGCGGTTGATGATCCTGCCGTTAAGTCAATTCTCCTGCATATCGATTCACCAGGTGGAACGGTGGATGGTACGCAGACACTGGCAAACCTGGTCAAAGAGGCTTCAGCCATAAAGCCAGTCATGACCTTTGCTGATGGCGTCATGGCGAGTGCGGCGTATTGGATCGGTTCTGCTGCATCTGAAATCGTTTCATCTGGAGACACGACTCAGATCGGCTCAATAGGCGTCGTCACGACGCATAAAGATATCTCCAAAGCCGAAGAGAAAAGCGGCGTCAAAACCACTGAGATAAGCGCAGGCAAATATAAGCGCATTGCAAGTCAATTTTCTCCTTTGTCCGAAGAAGCTCAAGCCCATCTGCAAGATCAGGTAGACCAGCTCTACACCATCTTTGTTGATTCTGTTGCAGAGAACAGGGACGTCTCGTCTGACGTTGTGCTGGAGCAAATGGCGGATGGGCGCGTATTCCTCAGCAAGGAAGCGCTTAAGCGCGGAATGATCGATCACATAGCAACCTTTGAGCAAACAATTACTAACATGCAAAACGGAGTATAGCCAATGAATCAAGAGGTAACAAATCAACCGGCGGCAGCAAGCGCAGACAATGCGCCAGTTGCGAATAAGCCGGTAAGCATAGATGAGATTAAAGCCGCGTATCCAGAAATCTCCCAGGCACTGATCAACGAAGGCGCGGAAAAAGAACGAGCTCGTATCAAATCCTGTGAAGAAGCCAGTATGCGCGGCTATGAAAATTTGGTGGCAAGCATGAAATTCGATGGCAAGTCTACCGGCGAAACCATAGCACTTGCAATCGTTCGGGAAGAACAAAAAATCCGCAACGATAAGAATGCGGCCTTTGTTTCCAATGCACCACAGCCAGTTAAATCAGATCCTGTGAATGCGCTGGAAAAACCAAAAGACGAGGCAAAGGACAAAGTGAACGATCAATCATTGCCGCTTGAAGAACGCGCTAAAGCCGCATGGGATAGTGATGCAGGCTTACGTGCTGAATTCAGTTCCTTTGGTTCTTATTTCTCATTCGTTGAAGCTAATGGAGGCAAGCTGTAATGACAACCCTCGCTAAAGACCAACCACGAGATTTTTTGAAAGGCGACTTCCACGATTATCCGGTGATTGCATCGGACATTATTTACCAAGGCGCAGCGGTAGGAGATAACGGCTCAGGCTATGCGCGGCCTTTGGTTGCTGGTGATCCTTTCCGTGGTTTTGCTGACTACCGTGCTGACAATGCGATCGGCTCAGCTGGTGATGTTTATGTTCGCTGCCGTACGCGAGGAAAGATCAGACTTTCTATTTCCAGCCTGGCAATCACTGATGTGGGCAAAGATGTGTTTGCCTCAGACGATGACACGTTCACCTTGACGCAAGGCAGCAATACCAGAATAGGTGTCGTAGTTGGTTGGGTATCTACTGGCGTTGGCATCGTGGAATTTAACACGACTCGCGGGGTATTGACTGAATTAAGGGCACCTCTAAAAATTCAAGCTATAAAATGAGGCGCGTTAGGAGAAAGTAGTATTTTCTTGATTTGTCCAGGATAACACGTTGTTTAAAATGTATAATAATGAGATTATGCTCCCCGATATGAGTCCTCACCATGCAACTCGGTTTTTTTGACCTTGACAATCGATATGCTCAGCTAAGTAAGTTAAATGATCCGCTTGAAGAGCTGAATCGCATAATCGATTGGAATCTATTCGCTGATCTTCTTGCAGAGACAACGACGAAGCCCCGGAAAAGTGAAGCAGGCCGCAAACCCTTTGATCGGGTGATGCTATTCAAAATGCTGGTATAGCATATCCCATATAAAATGATTTAAATTTCATAAGCGGCAAAGAGCTGCTCGATGGAACACCCTTCCCTTTTTCTGATGGCTTTGGCCTGAGCCCATTTGGATTCAATGTCATTTAAGTCAGGGGAATAAGGCGGCAGGTATTCAAGTGTATGCCCGGCATTGGCAATGGCGGTTTGGATATCCTGCCGTTTATGAAAGGTTGCGTTGTCCATGACAATCACGCAAGCGGGCAGAAGTTTAGGCAAAAGGTCCTGTGTTATCCACGCATAGAAAATGTCAGCGCAGATATTGGCGATGAACAGACTTATGGTCAGCAGCGTCTTTCCGATGAGAGCGCCAATCACATTGATTCGACCTCGTGCATGCCAGTCTTTTACGCCATGGACGCGCTCACCCACTGGCGCATAGCCATGCGTGCGTGGCATGTCGTGCGCAAAGCCGCTTTCATCAAGGTAGACGATAACGC